TCCAATTCTCGACTGAGTTAATATATTCCCAAAAGGCTCTATATTAATCGGACGTCGTTTTTCATTATTTTTAGGTACAGTAGTAAAACGTGACCCCTGAGTAAACTCAGTGATCAGCTTTAGCTTCTGCCTAAAAATTAAAAAAGAAAAATCATTATCAGCTTTATATTTATTATAAAGTAATAAATCAATCTCACGACGCCTTTGGTATAAACCTTTGGCTCTGATCGACCTTATATATCGCTTCTTAGCAGAACGTCGTAATGCTCTGTCATTATACACTGTTCGAGCGTATAGTTCAAAATTATTATAAGACGTAGACCAAGTGCTTCTACATAGACGTGATTCCACGCTATTTAAGCCCTTAGTCGGAAAAAACTCACTCCCTTGTGGGAATGAATAGTCTCCAAGCTTGAAAGTCCTTAGAGCACTGTGTAAGTCTCTTCGGATAAGATACATTTCTTTACTATAAGTAAAATTACGATTAGTATGAAGTGAACTATCAAAAGAAAGGTACTCACTCAAACAATTTGAGTGGAGAATTTCTTCAGACGAATCACTGGGCACTTGATATTTCTTATGGAATCGCTCGATAGCGAACCTTTCGGAAAACGACATCTCTGGATTTAAACCAAAGTCAAAAGTCGAAAGTACCTTATTATACACATTGATGATGTCTTGATATGCTTGCATGAACTACCTTTGAGTTATTTTATAATTTTCGAAAAAGAGGCCCCAATCAAATGGGACCGAATTGTTGAGAATCAATAAAATTAATTCAAACAGTTGTTCTAGTAGGAACAGTAACTGGTCTAAAACCAATTAAAATGTCCTCGCCAGCCCAAGTGTTAACTTGAGCAGCCATATCAGCTATAATCAATTTTAACGCGCTCACTGAAACAGTAGAGCCACTAATTCTTAATCTTACCGACAATGTGTCCATGCTCTTATTTAAAGAGGGGTTACAAGCGTCTAATACACAAGATAAATCAGAATAGATAATTTCAGTAATGTGATTATCAACCTGAGTACCGTTCAGATTCTTTCTATTACTAGAAAATTTGAATCTTACTTGATAACTTGGATCCAGTGGATCAGCATACGTTACTCCATTAGAGTCTGACGTATATAATTTTAGGGCATTTGCCATTTTTAGCTCCTTAAGCTAGATTTGAAAGTGTTTTTTGAAATTATTAAAGAATCAATAATCCTCCTCCAATTCGAATAAACATCGGATTGCCATTGAGGAAGAACAAGATCCTTCGGGTCAAAAGTCTTTCTTTCATATGTGTTGACATAACGCGTCTCGCAAAGAGATGGCGTCAAAGTACTTTTTACTAGTTTATTATCTAGATAAATTGAGTCTTCAGTCATTACATATTTAGAAAGCCTATACTGATAACGCAGGGAATAACACCCTTTTTCTTCTGCAATATCAAAAATACTAAGAGCTAAGCTACTAGTATTATGAGATATTACGTCCCCTATATTAATAAACCAATCCACAACGAAACTGAGTGGGAGTAATTCCCACCCCGTAACAAATGGATTAACTTGAATAGTATAAAGGGCCGAAGAAAGAGAATTAGTGAACTTTGCTTTGCAAGTCGCTTTAATAGTTAAACTACCCTCAACAACATCAAAAGCCTCGCGATGAGCAAGTCTGTTGATGAGAAGAGGAGGCTTCTTAGCCAAATCCACAGAGATAACTGAACGTCCTGTTTTGAAAGAAATGAATTGATTTCTAATTGTCTTCTCAATATCCTGGATAGTATAGACCATA